CCGAGTAATTGCCATCGCCGGGTTGGCGCACGTCGCTGCCGAACGTATCCCAGCCTTTCGACATGAAAGACAGCCCATAGGGCGGGTCCGATACTACCGCGTCGATGCTGTTGTCTGGCATTGTACGCATTACCTCTAGGCAATCTCCAAGGTGCAGTTTGCTCATATCATCCCTTCCATGTGCTCGTCACCATCTGCATGTATTCGTCGTAGTAGTCCAGCAGCGTCACGTAGGCGTCCAGCTCGGCCATGAAGCCGTCTATGCGGTTCGCTGGGTTGTTGTCGCGCTTGTCGGGCTGTATGTTCCTGTTGATGTCCGTCCTGATTTGGACGTTCATGCGGCACCAGCGGTTGATGGGGTGCCCATTGTCCACGATCCTGCCACGCTCATAATCGGCCTTGAGCCGCTTCATGGGGTCCGAGAGGGTCTGCGCGCCCTGGCGCACTTTCTGCACCCTGCTCGCCCCGACGAACAATTCCAGGTTCTTCACGGTGCTATCGTCCATGTGCCACGGGTCGAAGCCGCAGGCGAAGCAGAACAGCTTCTCCTTGCGGAGCTCCTGCAGCCATTCGAGGAACACGGACTTAGGGATGTGGTTGCCGGGGACCACCCTGATGAGGCCCTGCGCCTCCCAGAGTCGGTACGGCACGTTGTCTCGTTCCTTGGTCGAGCCCGTGTCCTCGCGCTTGGTGAGCTGGTCCTCGGGTATCCAGTACATCGAACGCTCGTAGATCGTGTCGTCCACAAGCGTGCCGTCCTTGTAGCGTTCCCCGCGCATGAATAGGAACTGCGCGGCGGAGAGGTCGATTGAGTCCGACGCGTCGAAGCCGGCGATGCCGTACTTGAGCCCTATCGTGGACATGTCCACCTGCTTGTCGTTGCCGCACTCGGTGTAGGTGAGCCACGACGTGGACTGGTTCTGCGGGATGTTGAAGTGCTTCACGAGCACGGCGGGACGCTGCGCGGGGTCGGCCTTGGCCTTCTCCACGAGCGGTTCGAGCTTGTCAACTGGCTTAACGGTGCCAAGCCCAGGGTTGCTCTTCATCCACGTCTCGGGTTTCAGCCACTCGTCGGCCTCGTCCTGCTCGTAGATGACGGGAAGGAAGCGGTCGTCCTCTATCTCGCCGTCGAGGATTCGCTTGGCGTAGTCGTACTGCGCGTCGCCGATGGAGTTGCGCACGAAGTTCGCAGTGGTCAGCTCCCACATCATCGGCTGCGCGCGCGTGAGGGCCAACCGCATCTGGTCGTAGGGTCCTCGGTCGCTCCACGCGGCTATCTCGTCGGCTACGACGTGGTGCGGGTTCGGGCCGTCGAGCGACTTCGGGCTTCCCGAAAGCGTGACCACGTAGCCGTTGGTCTTGTCGCAGAGAATGCCCTGCTTCATACGGTCCTTGACCTCGCCCGTGCGCTCCCATTTGGCGAGAGCTGGCGATTGGCGCCGCATGGTGTCCACGCCGCCGTAGCACAGCCCCGCCTGCGGCTCAGCAGACGCGATCACGTAGCACTCGGGCTTGCCCTCGCCGTCCGAGGTCATCATGTAGTGGGTGATGCCGGCGACGAGGCTGGTCTTTCCGTTCTTCTTCGCGACCCACCACAGCACCTCGTTGTACTGGCGAACCCCCTCGTCGTCCACGAACCCGTAGGCGACCTCGACGAGGAACTTCTCGTACGGCTCCATCGTCATCGGGTTGCCGAACTTACGTCCCGACGGCACGCAGCAGAACCGCTCGATGAAGTCAACGGGGCGCCGCGCCCTGTCTCGGTCGTAGTGCCACCGCTTGTAACCGTCCGTGAAGCGCGGTTGCAACATCTTGCAGAGCTGCGTCAGCTTCTTGCACGCGACGATGCGCCCTTCGAGCACGTCCTCGCAGTACTTCTCGGCTGTGGTGCGGTCACTCACTAGAGCGCCCCATGCTCGTACATGTCGATGCGGTTTCCAATCCAGCGCATGACGTTGACCGCCATGCTGTTGCCCATCGCCTTGTAGCGCGGCCCGTCTGGGCATTCCTCGGCTGGCTTGCCGCGATACGGAACCTTCGTCCAGTCATCGGGGAACCCTTGCAAGCGCTCGCACTCCCTCGGTGTCAGCCGCCTTATCTCCATGCTTCTCTTATTCACTCTCGCATCGCCGCCTATAAATACGTTGCCCCCCCGCCACCTGATGCCTCGCGCCGCAACGTATGGCAGAGCTGTCTACTGAATTTCGGCGTTGCGTCGCTTTGTATCGCCCAAGTATCCAACCACAACCACCTTGCCCTCGCGAAGGTACTCATCGCCCACGCCCTTGTGGTCGCGGGCGCACAGCGGCCCTATCAAATCGCTTCCGTTGCTGGCAACGCAACTAGCGGCTGACCCCCCCCAACTTTCAGGGAGCCGCACATCTCCACATCCACCGCGCTCCTGCCGTTGTCGTCTGCCATCGCAACTATCGGCGGGTCCTTGTGCATCCTCGCGGTCAACGCCCCCCCCAGTTCCTCATCTACGCAGCAGTGCGCCTGGGTGTCGGCCATGATGTAGGTCGTCTGCTTCATGCCGGGTTGCGCTGCGAGCGCGCCGGCGATAGTGCCGTCCCCGTTCACTATGCGAACCTCATCCCTCGTATTCTGGGCAAAGGCAAGAACCTCCGAGTCGTATACGACGGTCTGCTGGTCGGTCGCAGTGAGCGTGTACGCACCGAACTCGTCGGGGTCTGCCGCAAGGCACGAATTGCCGCCGTTCTCGGGTTTGCGCCCGATGATATACCCGTTGAACTGATAGACGTTCGTAGCGACGATGGGTTGGATGTTCGCGCCCTCGTTGGTGCCACTCGGCAGCGTGGGGCTTGTGCCGCACCCCGAGTAGATGCGCTTGGATTGCACATCCCAAGTGGTCAGCACCGCAGGTTGGTGCCAGTCGGTCGTGAGCGTCGGGGACTGCTCCTCGCCGTAGCCTACCCCTCCTGCTCCGCTTCCCTGGTGGAACTTGAACCCTGCGCTCGCTGTCTCAGCGCCGTCTCTAGCTGCGGCGGCAAGGGCTTTTCTCTTTTCTCGGCTCGGCGGATTATCCCCTCGCAGGCCTTCGCGCTCAAAGAGTACTTCGACGGGACCGGCAGGGTCATCTCCAATATGTCCGACAAGAAAGACGCGCCTGCGCCGCTGTGCCACCGGCCCGAAGAGTCCCTGACCTCCGAAGTCGGGTACTCGGGCGAATTGAGCGTCAAGAACTCTCCATGCGCAGCCATACCCGAGTTCTCCCATTTCACGGAGGAGCTGTCGGAAAGCCCCCCCCGCTTCGCCTTCGAGCCCTTTCGCGGAAAGCGCCCCTGGGACGTTCTCCCAGACGAACCATCTGGGGCGTACTTCATCAACAGCCCGTATGTACTCAAACATGAGTCGGGAAGCGCCTTGCAGTGACTCTCTCTTTCCTGCGACGGAGAAAGACTGGCAGGGACTTCCTCCCACCACAAGGTCAACTGATCCGTACCGCTCATTGAAATCGCTCCAATCCACTTGAGTTATGTCCCCGAGATTCGGGACGTTCGGGAAACGCTCTGCGAGCACCGCGCTGGGGAACTCGTCCACCTCGCAAAACGCTACGGGTTCCCAGCCGAGCGGCATCCATGCGACAGATGCGGCCTCCACGCCGCTGAACAATGACAGATACCTCATCGTGCGCTCCTTATCGGCTCCACGCATATCGTCGCAGCCCTACCGTCCTCGCTCACTGCCGGATGGCGCTCGAACGACGTGATGACGTGGAATGGGTAGAGCGCGTGCGACTCGTCGGCGGTATGGTGGCAGCAATCGGTGCGCGAGTGGTCGAGGCAGCACGCCTTGCCGCATTCTCTCTTGCCGTCGCAGACATAGAGGTGGACCTCGGGCACGTCGAACAGGTCGCGCGCCTGGCCTTGGCTGATGGTCGTCTTCATGCCCGCCGCCTACGCGTTGAACTCGGCCAGCGGGTCGCTCTCTTCTCTCGGCTTCTCGGCCCCAAGTGTCTTGAGCTGCTGCAGGGTGATTCCCGCCGTCTGCAGGTACGCCTTGTAGCTGCCCTGCATCGGGTTCTGCTTCTTGCCGTGCAGGCCGTCAACCATGATGCCCTGCTGGTCGAGTATGCGGCGGCATTCCTCAGCGCGGTCGTACGACCAGCACATGTTGCAGACCAGCTCGGCAATGAGCGGGTCAGCGCAGTCGTACTTGCCGCTGTCCACGACGGCCTTGTAGCGGTCGGTCGCCTTAATCGCCTCGATGCTGTAGGTGTCCTCGCTCATTCGATCTCCATTCCCGCCATGCGCGCGAGGTTTCGCAGCGCAGGCATATCGGCCAGTATTTCCTTCTCTTCATCGGTGAACGTCATGTTGTCGAGCGGCCGCACGATGCCGCGCATGACGGGCTCGTCGGTCAGGTGCCACTTGCCGTCTGCAAGGGCGAGCCTGTAGTCCTCGTTCTCGTCGAGGAACAGGTTGAGCATCATCACGCACGCCTCGGCGCTCTCCAACGTGACTGTGGGCTTCACCTCGACGGTTATTCTTCCGATGTTAGCCATCGTCCACCTCTTTCAGCGGAGCAGAGCACCACGGGCAAAAGTTGTAGCGAGGCATCACTCCCGCGTCGAACGCAACCTCGTTCGCGAAGAACTCGCTCACCTTGCCCTCGATCTCGTTGTAGCAGTTTGCGCAGACGAGGATGCTCCGCTCGTTTCCGATTCGGTGGCAGACCTTCACGTTGACGATTCGCTCGTTGCCGTTCCTGTCGGCCATCTAGCCCTCACTCTCTCCCATGTGCGGCATCCCGCTCTCGTCGAACCAGACTCCCCGCCTGCTCTTGGGCGGCGGCTTGCGGTACGTGCCGAGATCGCCGTGGCGCTTCTCGTGGCACTCGTGGCATAGGCCGTCGAGCTTGCCCACGTCGAACGCGATGCTCGGGTCGTCGTGGTTCTCGGGCGTGAGCGGCGTGGTGTGGTGGACCTCCATGATGCTCGGGCGCTCGTCCCTCGTCCCGTGGAGCAGGAGCGGCCTGCCGCAGTCCTTGCACATGCCGTGCTGGCGCTCGTAGACCAGATTGCGTATCGGCTCCCACCCGTCGTGGCCGTAGACGGCGCGCTGCCAGGGTTCCAGGTTGTGGTAGCTCATTCAGCTCCCGATAAGTCCACGTCATATGCCCGTTTCTCCGTTCATTGTACCATTGTCGGGACACAAAAACCACTTTTTCAATGTTTCGCCGCACTTAAAGAAGGCTTCCCTCCCACCGTTCCCCCAGGCGGTGGGGCCGCGGAAAAGCCGGGGGGCGTACCGAATTCCCCCGCTGACCTGCGCAAACGCATAAACGCGGCGAGGCGCGCAGATCGAGCCGGACGCCGGCCGCGCGGCCCCGCCGGGCCTGCTACAGAACGGGTGGGCGCCGGGGCCGCCGGCCCGCC